ACATAAGTTGTCTTTTTTACTGTCAACTTTTTTCAGGACGAGACAGTATTCAGAGGACATCAATTCATGATGAAATACCGCATCTTTGGTTACAGGAGCGGCATACAATAAGGAACCGTCTATGTTCTTAATATTGATCATTACAGGTTGCTTCTGTTGGTCGGATTAGGTTCTCTGAATTTTACTGCGATTTCACAGGCATGAAGCCGATAGTTGCCGAATTTGGTTACACTCGAATACAACAATCGGAATGTTTGATTTAAACTTTCAACAAACAGCGAGACTTGTCCGGTGTATAACTCGGAGAGAAAAGCATTATACCGGGATATATATTCGGCCTGACTACTGCCAGTAATGATAAAATTCAGTGTTACCTCCTTTTCATCCTGCCTGGGATTGCTAACGAGAACGTCAGTTCCATCTTTCGATCTGTCCTTATTCTCCAGAAAAGACTTTAAGGAGGCAGGTGTCATTAATTCCGCGTAAGCTCCACTTAACATTGTAGCCCCGAATTGAGAAAGGGGTTTGCCGTTAATCGTGTTCATATCAAAGTTTTTCGTTCATAATTTTCACCATCTTACCGAGCTTATTGTCCATCTCTTCGAGGTGTGAAGTGTGGCCTTTAATGATTGCAACATTTCCATTGAGTTGAATAGCTACATCGCGAATGTTGATAGTCTCGTTCAGTTGCTGGCCACCTTGAAGCAAAATAGAGTTAACAGTATCGCGTATATTGGCCGTGTATTCCTGGATAGCTGTAAACCTGCCGTTAAGCTCCTCGCCTGTCTCTTGTGACATAGTCTGAAAACCTTTTGAGGATGCCTCTTGACCTAAATCATCTTTATTCTTCAAATATTTGTCGGCCCATGAATATTTGCCATCCAGTTGGCTCCCAATATCACCTACCATCTGATTGATAATCTCTTCTTCAGATGGAGTTATAATTTTGTCAGCCCAAAACGTTTCGAGCATGTCCCGCACCTTTTGCATCGGGGCGGCAATATCCATTTTCATAGCCTCGACGATCATCTGTTTAATCATGTTCTTCACAAAATCCTTCGAGGCTGCGGCCCGGTCTTCACCAGACGCCCACGCTTCAGCGTAAGCATCCGCAAAATCACTGATTGCCGATTGAACGTCAGAACCGAATATCGCATCTTGAGCTTTTGCAATGCCATCTTCGATAGAGTTGTTGATCTCATCGATTTGATCCTGCCACTGTTTTATCTGGTCATGATCCGTTTTCTTTTTGCTTTGTTCTTCGCGGATTTGTTGTTGAATAAGTATTTTTTGCTGCTGGAGCATCTTATTCTGATCCTCGATCAACTCTTTGGCATCACTGGAATAGGCTTTATTTATAGCCCGATCTAATTCTTCATATGATTTTTGAAGCGCATCTACTTGGTCTTGCAGTCTTTCGATACGTTTTTGGGCACGCCTGTCCTTACCGTTAAATATGCCGCCGATCAGAGAGGATATACCTCCAATGATGCCGGTAACAACAGAAAAAGGTCTGGTTACATCAATAGATGCTATTGAATTGAAGGCGCTCACAACTCCATCTAGTTCGGCGCTCTCAATTCCGAACTGCCCGAGAAGATCGGAGGTCGCACCAAGTGCCTGTCCCATTTCGCCAATGGTGCTAACAACACTTTGCCATGCTTGTTGTTTCTTTCGGATAGCCTCTAAACTGGCCTGATCTGCGTTTTCCTTATCGGCTTTGTCCTGCGTTTCATTGTATTTGTTTTGCAGTCCAATAGCTTTCTCTTGAGCGGTCTTGTAATCTTTGAAACTGTGGACGATAGCAGAAAAAGGATTTTTAGTTATCGCTTTCTCTTGTGCTTGCTCAAGCTGATCGGTAACTGCCTTAAAGTTAATCGGATCTAGGTCGGCATTTTTGAGCTGTGCATTGATGTTATCTATGATCCGATAAATCTCTTTACTCGAAAGTGCATCGAGATTCTGGAACAAGTTGATCCAGTCGTCGGTTTTCATCAACTCGTCGGCTTTAACCGTGCCTATATCCTGTTGTTCCTGTTTGTCGATTTGAGGGATCAGGTCGGTGCGATTGTTTTCGGTCGCTTTTGCACGGGCTGCAGCCGCCTCTTTCTGAATCTTGGTAATCTTATCCTCGGCAGAGCCATATTTGTTGACCACAGCCTCTAAATTGTCGGCAATCTCGTTTTGATTTATCATGCCGAACCATTCTTTAGCTTTCTCCTGAGAAACACTTCCACCGTCAAGAAGGCGGGTTACTGTATCCCGTAATTCCTGGTATTTTTCCTTGATTCCTCTGGACTCTCGATCAATTTCAGACAGACTGCTATCGGTGATTTGTTTGTAGACATCATCGAGTTGTTTGGCATACTTTAATTCAGCAGCAATGCGCTGGTTATCAGTTGCATTATTTGTGTTTTCAAGCTGTTCCGTAAAACTTTTTTCCTGCTCTTCAGAAAGCGGCTTGCCTCCATTCTTAGCTATTAAATCCTGGCGGGATTTCTCGATCTGCTGAACGGCTTTTTCGTTGTTCAATTCGATCTGCTGTAATTCCTTTTCCTTTCCCTCTGCAAGAATATCAATACGGGATTGTTGCAAGGCCAGATCATTGGCAAGGATAGCGTCGGAAAGTTCTTTCTGCGTTTTAAGGTAATCTTTGTTGGCTTTATTATTTTTGGATGTACTATAGGCATCAATTTTTGTCTGCGCTTCTGCAATTCTTTTTCGGAGTTCGGCCGCTTTGGCTGTTTTTAGCTCCACATCAGACATAGCCTCTATAGCTTCAGTAGCCTCTTTTTTTTGCTGCTCCCAATAGGCTTTATTTTTAACGGCATTTTTATTATCACCACTATTTAGGGATGTTATTTTATCTTCATCGGATTTGATAGTTTTCAGGTTAGATTGTTTCTTTTTCTGTAAATACTCCTCACTTTCAGTATACGGAATAAATAAATCCGGATGATCTTTGCGCTTCTTCCGGGCCTCTGCAATCAGCGTGTCGATCTCCAGGTTTTGGAGTGTGAGTTCGTTAATATTTTCTTGGAGCGATGCGACCTTGACCTCAATAGGAGCGGAAGATGCTTCGGTCTCCTTATACTTATTGAGTTTTTCACGCCATTTTTCAAGATCAGCTTCGGCTTGACGCAAATTGGATTTATAAGAAATTGCAGACCCCTCCTGACCCGAATCTATTCGTCTGTATCTGGCTAGCGCTTCATCATATCCCGTTTGTAGGGCGGCTTTATCCCTTTCGCCTCTGATTTTATTCAATATTTTCAATAACTCCTTGCCTTGTTCCGTGAGCATCATCATCTTAATCTGCTCTTCGGTGTATTTTTGGAGTAATTCGGGGTAGGCTGCAATGAGATCTTCGTACGCTTTCTGCTTGCTGTAAGCAGTGCTAACCTCGTCGTTCATTGTGCGAATCGATTCTTCTGCACTGGATCTCAAGTCGTCTTGCTTTTGCTTGTATTTCTCCATTGCATCCGAAACATTCCGGATCGCTTTTTCCTCGACACTTTCGGCAGTGGCGAGTTTATAAACGCCATAAGCGAGTGCCGCAATAGCAGCTGTAATCCATGTGACAGGATTCGCCAACAGGGCGACCGTATTTGCTTTGATTGCAACAGTAAGAGCCTTCCAACCTTTAGTCACCAGCGCCATACGAGCAGCTTCCACCGCCTGAACTGCGGTCAACTCTTTACCCATCTTTAATGCGAGAGCTTTTTGTAGTACAGCTTCCCTCATAACTACCATATTAGTGCGCTGTGCTGCTGCAGTAAGAATGAGTGCAGCTTTATACGCCCCATAAGTAGCTGTCAAAGCCACAAGGATGTCGATTATCTTCTCATAGTTCTCAACCAATGAAATAGTACCCTGTAGCACCCCGGTAATCATTCCTTCTGATGATTTACCGATATCGTTGAACATCGTATCGAGAGCGTCCCCCAAATTTGAAATAAGGCCCGTGATGGTCTTGGATTGCTCTTGCATCAGGTTATGGAACTGACCGCCTTCGTTGGTCATATTTTCGATAACCTTGCGCACATCCTCGAAGCCTATTTTACCTGCCGAAACCATCGCATTGATCTCTTCGGTGGTCTTGCCGTACATTTTTGCCATCTCCTGCAGCATAGGAATACCAGAGCCCGTGAACTGG